CAGTTCTGCGTCAGCAGCCAGCCGCGAGGCGTCGGCCACGGCTTCTGCCACGGCGGCGTCTAGTCTTTGGACAGCCACTTCACGAATCCTTTCTCTGCGCAAGTGTGCAGGCCACGCTCCCTGCATTTGTCAGAAAGAATCCTCGCCAGCGTGAGCCGCTTGATCTGGTATCCGCCGCTCTTAAACGTCTTGCGAATCTCGGCGAGTTCCCCCTGCACGTCCTTCGGCAGAGCATCCCACCAACTGATCGGCTTGCACACCTTCACGGCGTCGTTCACCGCGTCGAGCAGGCTACCCTTCGCCATCCTTGACCTCCTTGAAGTTGAGCATCGTCAACACCCGCCGCTGTACCTTCGCCAGCTCGGTGATCGACTCCTCCGAGATGGTCGGGCCGAGGACCGCGTGAGCAATCTCGTGAAGGATCGTCTCCAGCCGCTCGCCGCCCTTGAGCTTCTCGTCAATCAAGATGCGAGGTCGCTTGGCGTTGTCGAAGTACGTCCAGCCAGCCGCGCCTCCCTTGAGCCGCGTGAATCTAAGAAGCCACCGCTTCCCGTCGATCTTGACGTTGTGATCCTCGGACACGGCGACACTCCTTTCGCCACGACTATGGCAGGCGTGTCAACCGCCGGGAGTGACCGGACCCCACTTGCCGACAGGGCAGGACTGATCCGCCCAAGAGAGTTTGCTCAGGTAAGCCTTCTCGCGGTTCACCGGGCATCCGCACTTCATACAAGCCGTGCCGTCGTAATGCTCGCAGCCTTGGCAGATTCTAAACCGCTCCTCAACCTGCTCGTCGCTGCATCGCGGCATCCCAGCCGCAACGTGCTTGACCGTGGCAGAGGCAAAGTTCTTGGCCTTCTCCAGCAGCGGCACAGCCGTCTGCCGACGGTATGCCGGGTGACGTGTATCCACTTCAATCCACCCGTCGCCGTAGTCCCTGACGATGGCGGCGTTCGCGGCGTCGCCAACGCCACGCGACTCCATCACGCGTTTGAACTTGCTCGCGAGTATTTTCACGGCACGAAATCCAAAGTGACTTCTGGAGCCTCATGGCCGATGACGCATTCGTATGTGTTGTTCAAATACGTCACCCCGACAATCGGTGAAACCGTTACCTCCCCCGGTACGCCGTTCACGACCTCGCACTCCCACAGCCACCAACTTTCCTCCGCGATGCTGTTGCCAGACGGTACGCCGTCAATCAAGCACGGCGAAATCGCTTTCAGCGTGCCGATGCCGCCGGACAGGAGGCACGTCGTTGCGTTGATTTGCTCAACACGAAATGTCTGGTATTTGTTGCTGTGCTCGTTGGTAACACACACGTTGATGTATCCCGAACCAGAGGTGGCGATAAACAAAGCCTCTGACTCGATTGCGTAAGTTGGTGGGTCGCATCCTGCGTCTGTGACATAAGCAACGTCATCGAGCGTCTGGCTTGGGACATCGCTTACGAGCACACCATTCGAATATTGCCTTGAGTTCCCTGGACTAAGTTGGCGGCCACGCCACGTCGCGTTGATGACCTCGTATGGATCAAACGACGAAAACGACACTCGCTCGCCGTCTACTAGAACGCTGCAAGGATCAGGCGGTGGGGCATCAACACACTGCCCGTCAACGCATACGCACCCCTCGTCGCAGTCTTCCGAGGTTTCGCATGGGCCGCTGCACGACGACGGCGGCGGGCAGCACAGGCAGACCATCAGGGAACCCTCACGCGAAGGAATGCCGACGTGTACGAAGAAGAAATGAACACAGCCGTTGACGTTGACGGACTGACCGACGTAATCACGGTTGCCGATCCGGTTGACTTCGACGTGGAGACGCTGATCGAGCAGTCGGTGGTGTTTAGCGTCGCGGAAACGGAAACATCAGAAACGTAGTTGATGCTTGACGAAGCAGTGCTGACGCTTGAGACGTAAGACCGCGAGACTGTATTCGTCACCATCACCGCCGTCGGGGCTTCCAACTTCGGCACGACGAGCCACCAGTTGGTTCCCTCGCGGCCTACAAGGCAGTCCTCGTTGACGTAGCCCGTCAGCGTGATCGGCCACGACAGGTTGTAGGCTGTGATCGTGGCGGTCGGCTCATACTTGAGCGTCACCGTCTTGCTGCTGCCAGCAGGCCACGAGCCGCTAAACGTAGCAACGCGGACTTGCTTCGGCATCTTGTCATAGAATCGCTTATCGAACTGGAGCGGCACGCCACCCGAAGGCGTTGTCTCCGCACGGCGCACCACGCGAGCAATCCGCTCTGCGGACTCTCTCGTGAACTGCGTGGCTGAAAGCGGGCCGATAGGCGTCATGCTGGCACGTCAGGGAACAGTGAAGAAAAGTCCGTCTCGGGATTGACGCGACGCGGCAAAATGTCAGGGCGGCCAATGATGTTGATGTTTCCTGCGCCGCCAGATAGAGCCACAGGATTCGGGGACGCGACCCATTCACTATTCTTGAAATCAAACACCATCGCCCTGCGCTTCTCGCCGCCGTCGATAAAGTTCCACCCCACGTCGGGTAACTGGAGTTTCCACCCCGTCTGTCGGTACATCAGTTGGGCGGACGTTGCCCAGTACGAAATCACAGTCCAGTTGTAAAAGCCGACGGTGTATTCGGAGTTGACGCCAGTGATCTTCCAAGTGTGAGTCGGACCACCGAACCACTGCGCGTCGTTGATGCTGTTGGTGTTAGACACCAGCGATGTCGGAAAGTTCGCGTAGTTCTTCTTCATCGTGGCCTTCGTCATTGTTTCTTCCGTGACGAGCCCCTCGAAATAGTCGTTCGCAGTGTTGGTGAGCGGTCGCATCGTGCCTTGACCGCTGCCCTCGTAGTAGAAGAGCGCAGGCACTTGACCCTGCGCTGCCTCAAACGACCACTGTGCCGCCTGTGCGGTCGGCGTCAGGAGGTCGTTGGCGGTGAGCAGCCCGTACTCGGCCACGATCTGAATGTGATATGGCGAGTCGCCGAACCGCTCCGTGAGCGTGTATTTGCGGAGGCCGAGCGACGGGTACTCAGGATGCGACTGCCCCCACGTTGAAAGGCCCGCCGCTGCAATCACCTGCGTCGCCACCGTCTCGACAGCCGCCGCCGTCAGCGTGTCATCCGACAACGTGCAGACCCACGACCGCTTCGCCACGCGGTCGCCCACGCGGTCAATGTCGTACTCGCGTGCCAGTTCGGTGGTGAGGACTACGGTCGTTGACATTATCGCTGCCCGAATGAGGAGTAGCCGACGATGGCTACGGGTGAGTTGAAGTAGTTGCTGCTCGCCTGCCCGATGCCGAGAGCGATGGCTTCAAGGTACTTGGTTTGCAAACGCTGCTGGATCAACGCGGGGTCTTGCCCGTTGGCGATTGTTTGCAGCACGAGGCTCGCGCCTTCCGTGGTGCGAACGTCCTGCGACTTGATCGTGGTGGAGCCGAGCGTGTTCAGCTTCTCAAGCCGCTCCTCCTGCCGCTTAGCCTCGGCGGCTGCGGCTTTCTGCTGCTCCTCGAAAATCTTGGCCTGCTCTTGAGCGTAGGCCTGCTGTGCCTGCTGCTGTTGCTGCTGGTAGGCATTCGCGGCCGCAAGCTGCTGCTCTTGATAGGCCTGCTGATCTACTAGTAGTTGCTTCTGATCTACGATCTGCTTCTGGCGTCCTTCTGAGATTTGCTGCTCAACGGTCAACGCTTCCCTGAGTTGGTTGACCCGTTCCACCGCTGCGGCCGATGCCTGCCTGTCACCTTGCTCGCGTGCGGCCTGGAGCGACTGCCGCTCAAGGTTCAACTGCTGCTCAATCGCCTCGACGTTGAACGCGGCTTGCTGGCGACGAGCCGCAACCTCCTCGGCAGCAGCGATTTCGTTGCTTGATTGCTGCGTCAAAAAGCCTTTCACGCGCTCGTTTGCGGCAGTTTGCTGGTTGAAAATCGCGCTCGCTGCCTCGTCGCGTGCCGCCTTCTCTTTCTGTCGCACGGCTTCAATCTGTTTGAGGCGATCTTCAAAGATGCTGCGCTGTCTGCTGATTTCTTTTTCGTACACATCGCTTGAAAGGATGACCCCATCCTTGGCTTGCTGTTGGGCCAAGGCCACACCTTCCTGCAACTTCATCGCCGCTTCGGCCCCGGCGTTGCCAAACTCGCCAGCCTTATCAACCAAATCGGAAACGCTTTGCGACGTGTTGTTGAACGCGTCCGCAAAACCGTTAGCAAAACCTTGGTCAATCGCCTGCTGCTGATCCTCTAACTTGGCTCGCAGTTGATCGAGTTGTGCCAAGCGTACCGCAGCAGCGTTGGCGGATTCTTTGTCGCTCTTGGCCCTTGCGTCAGCCAGTTGCTTCTCCGCTGCGGCCTGCTGCTCAATGACAAACTGAATGTCCTTTTGCACTTTTGCAGCAGAGTCGTTCGGGGTCAGCAGTTCTTCGATCCGCTTCTTGTCATCTTCCGCCTTTTTCTTTGCCTCGTCGGCAGCCTTCTTGGTTGCATCGGCTACCTTCTTGATTGCATCAATCTGCTTCTCGTATTCGGCGGTAGCGTTGGCGACGCCGCGAGCGTATTGCTCAGCGTTCAAGTCTTTCTCGTTGGCCTGCTCTTGAAGGTCAGCGAGTGCCTGCTGGAACTCGTAAGCAGCGTCGAATCCAGCCTGACCAAACTCAGCGGACTTGGCGATGATGCCGTCGAGTGCCTTGCTGCCAGCCTCAAACGCCTTTTCCAAATCTTCTTGTGCCTTGATCGCTGCCTTGGCCGCGTCCTCTGTCTCCTCTGCGGTAAGGGCTACAGCCGCCGCGGTCTTTTCCGCAGTAGCCTCAATGCCACCAAAGATAACTCCAAGAAAACCTCGCACCGATTCAATAGCGTCGTTGATGCCCGTCCAGAACTCCGTGACGTACTTGCTCGCCTCGTCGATAGCCTGCCCAACTGCACGTCCAGCAACGGCAAGCGGCTCCAGTGCCGTCGCAATGAGGTTCAGCACAACAGACGCTACTTGAGCAATCCCGTTGATGAACAACCCAAAGACGCTCAGCACAGGCGAGAACGCGTCAAGCAGGTTGCCCAATGCCCGCCCAAACGACGTAATAGCGGGTGCGAATCCTTCGGCCAGCGACTGCACTTGCCCGATGAACGGGGTCAGCAGTTCGCGGCCGAGGCCCAACGCGCTCCGCTGCAAGTTCTCAAATGCTCCGTCGAGTTCAAGCAAGCGGTCTTTGTCGAGGTCGGTGATCGCTCCGCCAAAACGACGCACCGCCAACTCCGCGCCGGGCAGTTCGCCAAACGCACGGATCAGCGACTCGCCGCCCTTGCCAAGCACGTCAAGTTGCAGTTGTGCTTGTCGTGCTGGCTCGGGAATCTGCTCAAGCGCAGTTGCTACTCGCGAAGCAAACTCGGTCGGATCGTTCTGTCCTTGCTGGATTTGCTCTAGTGAAAAGCCTAGTTGCTGCAACCCCTTGTACGCGTCGCCCGTTCCCTTTGCTGCGTCCGATAGCCGCTTGCCGAACCGCTGCACACCAGCAGCCAACGCGTCCACCGAAACCCCAGCGCGGCTCGCTGCTTCATCCAGAACTTGAATCGCCTGGAAGCCTACGCCCGCCTGCCTCGCAGCAAACGACAACTCCTCTACCTTGCCAGCAAGGTTCGCCAACGCGGGGATGGCTGCGGCGGTTGATGCCGCCAATGCAGCAACGCCTGCCACGGCAATCACTGCGGGGTTCGCCAGCGCAGCAAGCGCGGTTCCAGCCGCGCCTAGACCCTGCGACAGCCCACCAGCAGCCAGTCGACTGACTCCCTCGGCTGCACTTGCCAGACCGGACAGCCTGCCAGCCACGTTGCCAATCGGCCCCGGTAGTGCGGACAGCACGCCGCTGAGTTCGTTGAACTTGAGTTTGCCCGCGTCGCCAGCACCGGCTGACTCTTTCCCAAACTTGTCAGCGGCAAGCGTCGCCTTCGCATAGTCCTTGGAGACACGCTGCAACGCCGTGGAATACTCGGCCTCAGTGAGCAAGCCCGCCTTGCGGAGCGCGTTGAGTTCCCGCGTCGATACTCCGTAGTCTCGTTGTGCCTTCTGCTCCTTGGTGAGATTGGCTTCAACAATCGCAGCGGCGCGTGTGGCTTGGTCGGCACGAGTCTTGTCGGCTGCGGCAGCGGTCTTGGCCGCTTCGGCTGCTGCTGCCGCCGCAGCCTTGTTCGCACCACTCGCCTCGGCGGCAGCGCGATTGAACGTCTCCTGCTCAATCGCACCGAGTTTCAGCAGTTCGTTTAGCCGTGCCAGTTCTTCCGCCCGCTTCTCCTCTTCGGTTCGGTTGGCTACCGTGATGGCCGCACCTTCGCGGAACGCCTCTGCCGTCTTAGTGGCTTCTGCGGAAATCTTCTCAAACTCAGCCGCAAACTGCTCGCCGTCGATCTTGCCTGTGCGGAGAGCAGACTGCAAGAACGCGAGGTCAGTGGCGAACTGCTGCTGCGCCCTGCCCGCACCGCCGCTCGCGGTGGCAAACGTCTTGAACACCTCCGTGACCTTCGCGGCCTCGGTGTCCAGTTGCTTGAGCGCACGCTCAACAGGCGTGAGACTTTTCTGGATGCCAGTGGCATCCGCAGAAATCTTCAACGCTAGTCCGAGCACGCTTGCCATCAGTCGAATCCCAGTTGCTTCTTCAAGTCCATGATCGCTTCCTTCGCCTGCAAGATGTGCTGCGGTGGTGTCTCAATTGGATTGAAGTCGCTGGCCTTTGGGCATTGTCCTCGTGCGCTGTAGGGAGCCATCATCGCGGAGACGAGCAGGCCGGTTTGCGCCCATGAGTCGGGGATCGCTTGAAAGTGACGGACGTATGCCATCCACTCCGCAAGTTCTCGCGTTGTCATGCGGCGTTCCAGTTCGCCGACCGTCATTCCTAGATGCCCCGCCAGCCGAAACAAGAACTGTCTCGACGGACGGAGGTTTAGTTTTTTGCGAGTTCCTCCACGTCTGCCTCGCTCATCGCGTTGTGGCTCATCGCCTTTTCAAAGAGCGTGGACACAACCTTCGCTGACTTGCTTGCGAGGCTGGCGATCTGCTCGTCGGTGAACAGCCGCTCGCCGCTCTCGGGGTGGCACAGGCAGCGGGCCAAAAACTTCGTTCGGAAGTTGTCGATGCCCGTCTCTCGCTTGCCAATCCACTCGCGTTCGTAGCCGTCGCGTTCGCCGACCGTCATCACGCGGATGCCGAGCACCATCGGCTTGCCTTCGGCGTCGGGCCATTCTTTGACCGTGACCTTGAGGATGCCGAGGTCATCGGCGGCGAGGATTTGGGCTGCGAGTTCTGCTGCTGTGAGTGGCATACCTAAGACTCCATGACAATCTTGAAAACACCGACGTACCGCGTCACGTCGTTGACGGCCCCGGTTGCACGAAGCGACTGACAGATGGCCTTCGTCGTGAAGGTCAGCCCGCCGCCGATCACTTGGAGCGTGGCCTTGAGGCCGTACTGGTCAGCCGTCAGCCGCGTCGTGGAATAGGACGATATCTCTATAGTCCCTGCGTCAAGCGTCCAGCGAGTCGAGCGGCCAAGTGGCAACTCGCCGCCACGCTGCACGTCAATCTTCGACACCTCACCGAACGCCGTGCCGTTCCAGACGGCAGTGACACCAACGCAAGCAATCGCCATGACGGGCCTCCGTCATGCGACTACGTTCGGGCGATGCGGAGCGTAGCCTGCCCTCGGATCGCGTCGTTCGTCGCAAGCGTCAGCGTGCTGGCGTTGACGGTATACGAAACGGCAGAAAACAGAGCAGTCCCGCTCACGGTGATGAGGCAAGTTCCGGTCGATGCGTCGGCGATGATTGAACGGCCGAGGTAGTCAAACTGCACCGTGCGACCCGTGTCGCTCGTGCTGCCCTGGAGCGGTCGGTCGAGCGTGGCAATAGATGCACCTTGCGTGAGGCCGAGGTGCGAAACGTCGATCTTCTCTTGGTCAGCCGTCGGGTCGGTAAACGAGACAACGATGTTGGTGACGGTGTAGAGGTCAGCCCCGAGCCGCAGGGTCGTGCCTGTACCGGCGTGTGGAGTCGTGATCGACATGGTGTGCTATATCTCCTGCCACATGATTGAGAAAGTCTGCGTCACGCTGTAGACCGGAGGAATGTCGCCTCCCGCCAACTGGATGAACCCGTCTGCCTCGTTGTCGAGGCTTACGTTGTCCACTACTACCGAGTCTGACGGCGATCCCCCGTACCCATCCAGAGCACGCCGCACGCGGTCGGCGAGGTCTCTTACTGCCTCATACGTCTCGGCGTAGAGGTCGACAGACATCACAACGGTGGGCATTCCCATCGGGCCAGCGAGGGTGTGCGACCGCTGGACGCCAGACCGCCGCCACGTTGCAAACGGCAGAGCAGCCGTCGCCGGGGCGATCACGGGATACACTCTCGTCCCCACCACAGCCGCCACCGCCGGGTCGGACACAAGGACAGCGGCAAGACTTTGCTCGGGGCTCTTGAGGGGCATACCGCACTATGCAGCACGCCCCCCCGCCCCATGCAGCCTAGAGCGTGTCGGTGCCGCTGGCGGAACCAGAATCCCTGTACCGGAGGGCGGCCCATGCCTGCTCCAGCGTCAACGCAAGGTCGCGTCGCAGCGAATCAGCCACGAGGGATTGCGTCTGCTCCCACGCTGTCTTGAGCGGAGGCATCCCTGTAGCACCGCCGATTGGCATCTCGGGAATGATGATTGGCGTTTTTGATTTGCGAAAAAACGCCTTCGGATAGGCGGGGTCAGTCTGCACCCGACCGTCGCCGCCGACAGACTTCGCTATCGCGAACGGCCCGAGCTTGTTGAACGACGATGCGATGTAGGTCGGCGTTCGTTCCTCAACGGTGTGAAGAACGCCCTTGCCCATCACCAGTTCCCACTGCCCATTCCGGCGACGTGCAAACGGCTTGGTAGGGCTTTTTCTGGCGTAGA